TGTTTCTGATGTCAGTAAAAATGTAGAGAAAGCTTGGATTAGTCGAAATTTTTACGATTTATTTGGTACTAGTGAGTATGATACATTCTTACGTGATTTTGATAAATTTCGAGTTGAAATGAAATTAATTCGTGTTAATGGTGCTACAGATGATTATAATAATATACTTAAGTATTGTAATTTATTATTAGATCGCTGTAGAGTTTTAAGTACGAAGACAAAAATGGAATTAAAAGAACCCTTTAATAAACTTCAACACTATAAAGATATCTTAGAAGGTTATTTGTCTCCTACTCGGAGAATGCCATTCGGGCTTATAATATCTGGAGATTCTGGTGCTGGTAAAACTCATGCAGTTACTGCCTTATCAAAAATAGTGATGAATTATATGAATATTCCAAATTTTAAAGATATTAACTGTGTATTAAATTACAATGTTGGGTCTAAATTTCAAACTTATAGTAATAATGTATTTTTGTTACATTTTAATGATGCTTTATCAGTTAAAGAGGAATATATTCAAGATGATGATGTAGTGAGTTTATTACAATCAGCAGTTGATACTACTGATTTAATTATAAAACGAGCTTCACTTGAGGAGAAAGCTGATTGTGTTATTTATCCTAGATTAGTAGTTTTGACTACTAATACAAAGAGGTACAAATTGGTTAAAACTAGTGATTCTACAAAGTTAAATAGACGATTTATGGTGCTACATGTTTGTTACAGTGAGTTGTGTAAACGACTTGCTGAGGAACAAGGTATTAGTTGTGCTAAATATTATGAAGATCATGCTGAGGACGAAGGTTTGGTTATCTTAACTTATGGTTGGATGCTAAGTACGGATTCAACAATTAATTGCATGCCCAATGATCCTAAAACTTTTTTGTCATGGAAGGAATTTTTGTGTTATTTTACAATTGAATTTGGTGAACATAATGATCGTATAGATGCTCGTATAAAAAAAGTTTTAACTTTTTGCCCCGCTGGAGCACCTAGTCACGGTAATGATGTTTGTTGCAAATGCAATAAAGATAAAATTATTCATGAAGGACCAGTTATTGATAGTGTGATTAATATATTTAATAGAACTTTCAATGTAACTCCTACTACTATAGAGGGAGTTGAAGACTTGTTATATAATGGTATAAGAGCATATAATGATTCATTACTTATATTTAAGTGTATATTACTGCTAACCTTACTTTTTGGACATCTTCTAGGAATTAAAATATTTCTATTCTTGGCTTTGTTAATAGATACTCTGTATTTTCCAGTAATTTGGTATTATAGTAACTATATACGAGTTGAACGAGTTAGTGTATTGCCCTTTTTGACAGATTGTTCACATTTTTTGGTTTTAGCTTTTATAAATCCATACTTAGGATTGGGTTATTTTATAACATCATTATTTTGTGGTCCTCATTGGCTTAAATTATCTTTGTTTGCTATTCGTAATCAATACGCTAAGAGTAGACGAGGTGTTACTAATTATTTATTTAAAAAATTTGGCTGGCGCTTTTTGTTCTCAGATGAGGTTTTTAAATATGAAGTTTTAGCCTTCGTGGGATTTGCTAGTTTCGTAGCTAGTGCTGTCTTAACAAAAAAGTTTTTAAACTATATTTTTAGTGATAAGAAAATTATTAAAAATAATAAAGAAAAGAATTCCTATGATGAAATTAATACAAATTTGTTGTCTAAAGCGTCAGAGATAAAGGAAACTGCTCTTAAGAAACAAAATGATGAGTATCAATCAAAATCTGTTGTTATTAGTGAGGGAAATATTATGGGAATACCTATTAATATACCACCTGATATTAAACCTGTATACGAAGTTAATAGGGTCAATATTGGACATACTACATCTTTATCAGAGAAGTATCGATTAATTACATTAAAGATTTTTGACAGATCGACAAATGATTTTGTTAGTTGTTTTGGGACATTAGTGAGTTCTCAAGTTATGCTAATACCTGCTCATTTTGTAAGAAAGCCTAGAAATATAAATTTTGATTATCCGGGTTTTGATATGAGAGATGGAGATATAATTCGATATGAACATGTTGGTAGAGAGAGTAGTTTTATATGGAATTATTGTAACTATTATCCTAGTAGAGATAAAGATTTTGCTTTTGTATATATAGGTAGTGTGATAACATTTCCAAACACTACAACTTTTGTTTCTCAATTTGAACCTCTACCAGATGATATATATGTTGGTAACGAGAGAAAGATAAATTTACATTTAGAGATACCTCAAACTGGGATAGCTTATGTTCCTGTTACTTTTTCAAATGGAGATTGTAGTCGTCCGATCATAGATGGTAGAGGTAGATTATTAGGTATCCATGTTGGATCACAGATGGGTTTGGATGGTAGAATATCATTGGGAAGTCGTGTTACATTGGAAGATTATGAAGATTTTAAAAACCGATGTAGAATTGGTGATGTAAATCCTCTAATGAATGACAGAGCTAATCGTGCTTTTACACCTCAAAATGCTATCATTCTTGAAGGAGTACATCCCAAAAGTGATATGGCTTGGTTTGATATACATATTGGCGTCATAGGACATGTAAAAAATACACGTACACCTAGGATGACTTGTCATAAAACTATGTTATATGATTACTTTAAAGAGTATTTAGATGATGAGTATGTTGGACCAAATCCTAAACATGCTAAATTCTTTGATGGTGAATTTAGGAGTTTATATAAAAGAAATATAGAAGCTAGTGAATTTAGTGGGTGTGTAGATGATAAGATTATGAATTTGGCAATGGAGTATATGACTTATACACCTAGTCAAGGTCGAGTCTTAGGTCCTGTAAGTTTACATCAAGCTATTGTAGGTTCTACTGTTAATACTTTTATGGCACCTCGTGATGACTCAAAAGGTATAGGTAGTTATTTGAGTAGTTTAAATGTTACAAAAGAAAAAGCTATTGAACAAGTAGACAAAGAGAGATCCCAATATAGAATACACCCAACAGTTTTAGAGTTATTAAATACTAAATTAGCTCTAATAGAAAGTGGGGAAGGATATATTTCGGTCTGTGATGGTGTTGTTAAAGATGAATGTTTGAAATTATCAGATGTTAATATGGGAAAAGGAAGATTATTCTTTGTGTCGTGTTTAACAGATATTTTAATAACTAAGATGTATTTGACTAATATTCTCACTGCTATATTAACGGATATTGAGAATCATGACTGTTATGCATCCATAAATGTTTGTGGTGCTGATTGGCTACATTTATATAATCATTTAACTGATAATGGTAAGAGAACAAAGATTATAGAGTTAGATCAAAGTAAATTTGATGTTCATCATAGTTGGGGCTTTGTTTGGTATAAGGTTTATATTCTTAGACAAGCTATCATCTTTGGTTATTCGAAGAAGCAGTTACGTGAAATATGTACTTTATTAGACTCCTTAGATAATAAGATTAAGATTATTTTAAATATATATT